GGTTGTAGATTCAGACGCGGCAATGATCCAGGCTGCTGAATATGGGTTAGGAATTGCGTTTGTTTATGAGAATCTGGTTGAGGATAAAATAAGCGAAAACAAACTTGTCCGTTTGCTACCTGATTATACCTATCCCGCTGATAATTTTTGCGTTTATTACCCGAGCCGAAAACATCTGCCAGCACCGCTGAGAACCTTCATAGCGTGGGTGAAGTCGATGAATAGAGATGTGCGTTGAGATCAGCGGCGATGATTCCAATTTGCGCCGTGGTTACCGTCATAAATAAGCAGATGAGCATCCAGCAGCGCAGCAAGACGTTGCGCTTGCCCTAACCGGGAGTGATGGCCGACCACCACAAACTTAATCTCGTCAGCCATCAGAGAGTCTCCAATTAAAAAAACCGCACAATGGCAGCTACTGTTCTTTTATCAGGATGTTTAGTAGGTCGAGCCAGAGTAGTCTTTCAATACAATACCCGGAGCCAAAACAATGGATAAAACAAGAAAATACGATAGAGCATTGCAGTTAGAAATTCTCAATGCTCTTATAGATTGCGCGCCTAATTCTCTCAACAAAGTGCAAGAGCGTGAGCTCATAGAGAAGTTTGATAACTATGATCACTTCGTTGCTTCCATGCTGTACCTTCAGATGCATGGACTTGTTACTTCTCCCTTCGTACGAAGCGATACCATGGCTGGCGTAGAGTTTATCTTCAATGCCCCTGTATGCAACATCACTGAGAAAGGAATAGATTTCTTGCTTGCTGACGGCGGCCTGAGCGCCATTCTCAAAGTACAAACAGTTCGGTTACATAACGATACTATCGTGGCTCTTGAGGACATAATCCGCGTTGCAAATATGCCTGAAGATCAGAAGAAGGGACTGATTTCAAAACTTCGAGAGCTTCCGGCAGACGCCATAAAACATTTGACCCTACAGCTATTGACTCAGGGTGTTCTGAATCTGCCGAACGCAATTCAACTAATTCAAAGAGCCCTCCAGAAGGGCTAAATTCATCTGAGGGGCGGATTAAATCAAATTTGCCCCATCCAAGCCTTTTACTCAGAGTTATCCAGAACCCTTGCCGGGTGTCAGCATGAATGTAAAAGCTATTTTCGTGCATCACAGCTGTAAAGATTTTGACACTTACTTGTGTTTCCACCATGCGGCCTCCTTACCAATCCCATTAGTTTTGAAAACGGTGTGAACCTTAGGGCCTGTGACGATTCGATCACCGAATGACTTTGCGGCCACGCCGAACGCGCCCATGTCCACCAGCGTTGCAGGTGCAGTCTCCACCTTCCAAAAGCGGTGGCTTTCAATCAGGTAATGCTTTCGGATGATCCTGTGAGCAAACTCCATGACGTCCTCACGGCTGCCTCCGAGCAGGCCAGCATTAAGCAAAGGTTCGTCGCGGTGCTTCTCCAGAAATTGTTGGTATACACTGCCGTGGTGATTGACCTTCATCCATTCGTCGGCATACGTCTTATGCTCTGAGCCCACGTAAATTTTACCCGGCTCCATTTCTGCCCAGGGCTCTCGCAACATTTCGACGTCAGTACCGTCCGTACACCAGACAAGATGATACTCAGGGTGCGCACGCAGAAACTGATAGATGTGAAGCCAGCGAGCAAAGTAAGGGCTCATGTTCACCAGCGCGACTTCAAACAGGCCGGCACCAGTCGGCGACTCTTTTAATTCGTCAGCTAGGACAATCAGCAGCGCGCCGGATATTGAATCTGCCAAAGCCTGAAGAGCCTGCGGGTCGGGTTTCATCTTCCCGCCGCGCTGTGGGTCTGGCTGGCTTGTGAGTAGCGTCGTAATCACCAGATTTGGATTTCTGCTGTACGAGACAAAGCCTGTATAACCGCTGTCGCGTCGAGCGTTGAAGATGCCAACGTTTCTTTTCACCAGTGCCTCTCGGTCAGGCCGTGGAATTGAGCGCGCTCCCTCTTCGTACTCGTCCATTGAGTGAATCAGCTTTTCAGAGCCAATCACATCAGCAAACGCCCACGACGTTAAACCAGCGTTGTGAATCCGGAGCGCCAGATCAGGATGCTCATACATGCCCCGGCTATACACCGGATCGAACCCACCCACCTTCTCGATGGCGCTGCGGTGGTAGTACAACATCACGCCGCGCTGCCCAGTGTAAGCAACATGCTTATCATCACGGTACAGTTCCGCCATGTCGTTCAACTTATTGCGCCCGGCCAGATCCAGAAACTGGTAAGCCAAGTGCGGCTCAGGTGATTCGATGTAAGGGAGGTGCCAGTTATCAGCGATAGGCCAGGCGTCATCATCCCATAAAAATAGATGCTCGCACCCGGCATCCATCAGAGCTGTCAGGCTGGCGTTCTTCGAAGCAACAATGCCGAGTGATGTTTCATTGCGAAGCAGCTGCACGCCGTCGGGGACTACCGCTGGAGGTTTTGAACCATCATCGACAACCACCACCAGCGCGCCAGCGGGAAGATGCTTCTGGTGCTGCTCAATAGCGCGCTTTAAAACGTCTGCCCGGTTGTGGGTAGTAATCGCAATGCCAGTCCGTGATGCTAGGGTGCAGGCAGGCACAAACGGGACACCATCAATAGTGACCTGCATATTTATCCTCTGATGGGCAAATTTATGAAATAAAAAACCGCCCTGAGGCGGTAAATTTTACTTTTCAGGCTTGAGAATTATCGCACCAGCTCGACTTCCATAAAGATCGATGGCTCCTTCGTGCTCAAGTATAGCGGCAATAGCAGGGCTATGATTCGTTTGAAACCCTGTCGTACCTTTTAAACTCTCAGCGATTTTAGTTTTGAGTGAATCAAGTGATAGGCTTTTTTCGCGCATATTTGCTATATCGTCTAAAAGCTCCTGCCATTTATGATGTGGAATCATAATTCTTTTCAGAACCTTACCATTTTGTTTATAGGCCGGCCATAAGTCTATTCCGCCAGAAAATCTTCTATATTGAAAAATACCAACATGATCAGTTGCCCCATGAGCCCCTAGTGTTTGCAAAACTTTCATACCACCTCCTACTTATGTTGAGAGATGATCATCGGCCTCAACTAGAAAATCTTTATATCTGACATTCACTGATAACCTGCCGTAATGCCTATCCTTTAGAAGGGACATTAAGTGCATTATCTCTTAGAAAGGTTAACCATTATCAAGCCCGCCAGCAGATGAACTTTTTAGCGGGCATAAAGGCTCGCTAAATCTCAGACCATTACGCGACTTCGAAACTGCACTCAAACCCCAAGTTTACTGCACGCACCGTTGATTAACTTCATCAAAAACGAACTTCCACCTAAATCTGGGTGGCAAACTTTTGATAATTTCCTTTTACGTTCTTTAACTTGGTCTTTACTAGGCATCGCATCTCTTGAGAATCCTAACACTTCATATGGATCCAGATTAGAAATGTCTGTACTGGATTTACTTTCCCTTTCAAGCAACCTTATTCGCTCACGCAATTTATTAATTTCTTGTTCTTCAAGTTCTTTAGCTTGTTCGATGGCTATTTTTGAGTTCTCAGCAAAAATAGTATTCCAATAAATAAACCCTTGACTCATTAAATCTTGATATGGCTCGTGAAGGTAACCATTGTAAATGTCATTTCTTACATCCAATACAGCTACGTAAACATCCCCCCTTTTTACAACAACATACCTCATTTCTCGCCGATATTGGTTGTTAAAACCGTCATGCCAGTTCATTAATAATCCTTACTCTCAGTCAACAGTGCGCTCAAAGAAAGAGGTATTATACTTGACATTGATTCCTGGTATAGCATTGAAATGCATAAATAAAATTTATTTCATGCACTGAGTACTGATGTATTCCTGCAAATAGCCAACCTGCTTCGTCACTGTAACGATTCGCTCTCTGAGGGTGAAATAATCCCGTTCAGCGGAGTCAGTAAGTCTGGGGCCGGAAGCATCGACCATGCCGCCGGTGCTGGCCGCTCCGTTCGCAGGACATCTGGCGTTGACGTGCAGCCCACACTTGCCATCGCGAACACAACGCTGCAGATCATCAAGCTGCTTTTTCGCATCAACTAAGTCCTTCGTGTATTTTGCATCCAGCGCAGCGACATCACGCTGGCGGACCTGCATGTCTTTAATGGTGGCGTTAGCCAGGCCGAGCTTTTCAGTGGCCTTATCGCGCTGATCTTGGTAGGTGATGGCGTTGCCGCGGTAGTGGTTAATCGCCCAGGCCATGGAAACAAGCAGGCATATAACGACAGCGCAGATGATTGCTGTTAATCGACTCACTGTTCTATCCCCCAGCACGTCAGCGCGCTTTCCTGGTCGCGGCGCTCAACCTGACCATAACAGCCGTTCTTCTGGCCTTTAGTCAGGCGGCAATCCCGGCCACCATCTTTAATCCACCAGCGGATAGCTTCGCAAGCCCCTTTTCGGTCACCAGCATTTATGCGCTGGTAGAACGTCGATGGATAGCATTTACCGGGCCCAATGTTGTACGGGCAGAAGGATGCTATGCCCACCTTTTGAGGAGCTGTCAGCGGTAACTTGATGTTCTTGTCGACCCAGGCAAGTGCTTTATCACGCTCGATAGCGTTCACCTTCTTGCATTGCGCCTCGGTGGCGGTCATGCCTTTTACGACACGCTTGCCGTCGATAACTGTCACGCCATGGCATAGAGACCAGACGCCACCGGGATCCATAACAGCAACGAGCGCATTGCCTTCCTTCTCAATGATGAACTGGTCGAACAGCACGGAAGTTGATGCTCCTGCGGCGATCAGAGATAGCATGGCTGCGCTGAGTTTTGCTCTGGTCAATGCCATGTTAATTATCCTGTGGTGGCGCGGTAATGTAACCCTTCTTGAGGGCCTTCTCGTATGCCTTGGTCTGGCGTCTTTTGAAGTAAAGGTTGGTCAGGTATGTGGCTATACCGATAAGAAAACCGCCTACCACTGCAACCTTGTTCCAGTCGAGGTCGTGCAACCATTGCAAAATGCCGCCTCCACAAATAAGACTGCCGGACACACAATACGAGACTGCGGATGCAATTTTGTCAGGCATATATCGGATCATCTCTATCTCCTCGCGTAATGGCGGGAGCTGTGTGTAAGGGGTCAGGCCCTCGGGACGATTTAACAAGTAGGCATGTCGATGATGGTTCCCGGAGCCTGAAATAAAAAAACCAGCAATAAGCTGGGCAAGTTAATGACAAGTAAGAGTTAACTCCATTTCAAGAGTTTCCAACTCTTGATATTGCAATAAATTAAATAATCCTTAAGAAGCACAATTTAACCCTTTAAAATAATTAACTGTTCACATAGTTTTCTGATGTTATTATTTGCGTTAAGTTATCAGCTTATATCTACATGGATAAAAGACATACAGGCGGGTGCGCACTGGCATCATTAATGCGGAGAGGAGTGATGTCGTTCTCCGCACTTTTTTAGTACTCAAAGCGAGCTACCAAAAGATCACCAACGGCTACCTTGCGTCAAAAAATGCACCGGACAACTAGCCCTATCTCAATTGCTGTTAGTCTTTTAAATATAAAAAAAGACCTCTATAAGAGGTCTATACATAAGTTTATGTTTATCTTACATCCCACGCAGTTTCGTCCAATCTAATGACGATGTGGCCTTCAAGAATTTCGTACTCAATAGTACCTTCAAGAGTGTCTTCAAAATTCATATCCTTGCAACCAGCAAAGTATTGCATATCAACTTTATAGCTGAAAAAATGTTCACCAATCTCGATGACTTCGAATGTCCCGTCGTTGACAGAGTATTGAGAGTCACCACTATGACTAGAAAGAAGGTAATCATCAAAACTGCTAGCGTTTGACTCGATAATCTCGCGAAGGGCTCGTTGATTATCTGGATCTGAACCGTTTAATGGGAATCTGTATTCTTTGTAGCTCATATGTATCACCGTAGTGTTGAAAAAGTGATGACATCATATTTGCAAATCAGTTATGTCAGAAATTGTTTATTCAAAAAGAAAATTTGAAGCAAAGTTGTCGTGATTTTGAGGCACCTCATCCAACAAACCACCCCGGTTAGTTGGATTTCGACGAGATGCTTTTGGATGAGCGATGAACCCAAGGGTCAGTATTTTCACACAGCAATTTTGCGAAAAGCAGCGCCCATTCAAAACTGGGTCGCTTCTCAGTCACTCCGGGTAACCCATCATCGCAGACCGAAAAGCTTTAACTGGAGCGGGCAAAGGGAATCGAACCCGCATCATCAGCTTGGAAGGCTGAGGTAATAGCCATTATACGATGCCCGCATTATGGTGCCGACTACCGGAATCGAACTGGTGACCTACTGATTACAAGTCAGTTGCTCTACCTACTGAGCTAAGTCGGCATTGGTCCGCCACCGGGGCCTCGAACCTCGTACTACAACATTAAGTTGCCGCTCTTCCCGATGAGCTAGTGGCGGTCTGGTGGCCCTTGCTGGACTTGAACCAGCGACCGGGCGATTATGAGTCGCACGCTCTAACCAACTGAGCTAAGGGGCCGGGAGCGAGATGATACACAGGCCAAATTAACCACGCAAATCCAAAGGTAAAAATCAGACGTTTCTCCAAATATATACTCATTGAAAATGATGCGGATCACATAATGCGTACGCACTATAAGTCATATTAAACAATGGATTATAAATGGGAGACATCTATGCAGCTTTCAGGATTGAAAGAACTACACAAAGATATGAGACGAAATGGTGTTACTCGGACTCAGTTTCAGTACCGGCATAATCAGGTAGCCTTCGATGTGCTGTTTTTCACAGATGGCTCCCCATACAAACTACTTTTCGGCGCTATAGGTGAAAAGTGTTGTTTCGTGGTAAACGTCAAACCTGGCTATTCAATAGATCCCTTCTTACAGCCTAAATCGGCATATAACGACTTATGTCGTGTTTTAGGTATCGAGTACGACCCTAACAATCCGTTCAGTACTGCAAAATTTTTTCGACACTTTGCAGAAGCAGTTCCAAATACAATAACAACAACCAAAGAACCGAAGACGCCACTAAACGCTCAAGCAAACCTTAACGATGATGGAGATAAAATTTTCTTCAGCCATTGGCGAAACAACGGTGACAGCAGCCATGTAACTGGCGCTAACCTAGAAAAAACGCAGAAAGCATTTGGAATCGAGATTGCAAATTTCTGCCTGGAGCGGAATATCAGCAGCTGCTGGACCGTTACTGAGAAGAGAAAATCATCATAAAACGGAACAACATAAGCTGTGTGTCTAAGTGATCACTCGTAACAGATTACAACAGTTTTTGCGTAACGCACTAGCTTTTTTCGATACAAATTTCGCTGATTTTTTTTATGGGGTAAAGTTTGACTTGGACTACAGAACCATGAACAGGAAAAATAATGACCGTTAAAGCTGAGTATTTACGCGATACATGTCAATTGCTCGTTATTGAACTAACCAGACTTCAGCAGTTGAACCGCCCGCTAACGATTGAGGAATTTTTTAGGAACTGTGAGGACGGTAAGTTTGTTAGCTCTATAATAAAAAAATACGGTGAATATATGCGCACGATCAAAAATCTTTCACTCGAAGGGACTGTTTTCGAGAAAGATATGCTTTCTTATCTTGAGGATGCCTTTGCACGACATGCTAATGTTATAACCGAGGGAACATATGGAGTAGTGGATGATGCCTTCCTACTGGCTATTAATGTTACTGTTGCAATAATGCGTGAAGCCGATGGTATGAATTGATAAAGCAGCCCACATCAGTGGGCTTATTCTTACTTAATGCCAATCATCCATTTCTAGTTTGATGTCTAACATTGATAAACACCCTTCAACAAACCCTTCAGCCATCAGGAATTTGATCCTAACCATCCCTTCAGATAACTTGAGTCTGCGACCGATTGCACGTTTTGATACATCCTTTACATAATGGTCAAAAATAAGATCATACTCATCCGGACGCTTCAATTTTAATTTAGCAAGACAACAATCAATGATTAGCGCATCATCCCTTGCAGCTGCAATGCCCTGATTCTGCATCTTGCCCTGAATCCTTTGTGCGGCGTTAAATAATTGTCTCTGGTCCTTACCGCCTAATCGGCTTCTCACATCCGCTGTCCAGGTAGGGCTAAGACTCCATCGGTGAGGAAGATGCGTGTTGATGACCAGAGCGCATGGAATGCAGCATGTCGTCGTGCAGGCATTGAAGATTTCAGATTCCACGACCTGAGACATACATGGGCGAGCTGGTTAATTCAGTCCGGAGTTCCGTTATCTGTTCTGCAGGAAATGGGCGGCTGGGAAAGTATAGAAATGGTACGTCGATATGCGCATTTAGCACCTAACCATTTAACTGAGCATGCGAAGCAAATGACTCAATTTTTGGGGTTGATGTCCCAAATATGTCCCACACCCGAAATAAGGAGGAAGCGAAGGAGGCGTAAGTGCCTGTTTTTAAATGGCACGCCCTGTAGGATTCGAACCTACGACCTACGGCTTAGAAGGCCGTTGCTCTATCCAACTGAGCTAAGGGCGCACTGAGAAGCGTGAACTTCGCGGTGGTGAAACGCGAAGAATTATAC